ACGCCAGTGTTTCCATGCTTACGCCGTTGGCAAGATCCGACGCGCGGGCCTTGTATTTGCGCTCCCATAACACGGTAACCATAAGGTTGGTGGTCACGTCGTATGTTTCGCCGTTGCGTGTAACTCGAATCGTTAAATTCATTGTCGGGCCTTTCGGTTGTCGGGTTGTTACGCGGTCGTATCTTCGGAGTAAACACCGCCATGAAACACCACGTCAATTTGCGACAATTCGCCTAGCGCAAAGTTATGTGGTAGTTCGGCTAGGAACGCACCGGTCAGGGTCAGGCCCGGGTTGGTTGCACTGTCTGCACCACTAGCGGGTTTAACAACAACGGTGGTGGTTGTGCCTACAAGGCTTTTGAGCGTGGCGTAGGTTTCGTTGGCGGCGTATGACATGTAAAGGGTAAGGGTTAACTCATGGTCGCCTAAACCCTTGACGTACTTGTTAGCGGTGTCACCAAATGCGGTGGCGGGTAGTTCGGCGTAGCGTTCGGTAAATGTGGCGCTTGTGCATTGGTCCGACAAGTCGACGCTATTTACGGTCACTACGGGATTAGATAAAAGGGTGGTGGTGGCCATGTTGGTTAATCCTTTTCGGGTGTCTTGGGTTTGACTTTACTTGCCTTAGCGGGGGCGTTGGGGGATTCCACAATAAACCCGCCGGCGATTAGTGCGTCTACGTTGACGCCGCGTTTACGCGCTGCGTCGGCGTCGTATGGTTCACCAACAACGCCTATGCGTGGGTTCTTAATTACGTACATGGTTTAGCCTGCCTGCGCTTGAATGCTTATTGAGAGATCGTAGGCGGGCATTTCGGCCCCGCCAATTAGGGCAATTGTGGGGCGGCCGTCGGTGACGCCTACGCCGGCGGTTAACAGTTTGGCGGCGAGATTCATTAACGATCGTTGGGCGTCTAGGTTGCCGGGTCCTAATGTGATGACGCGTACGGGGTAGGTCATTTTTACAATGTTGTTGTTGAACGCTTCGAATGTTGGGGCGTCAATGAATACGCATGGCGGTTGCAGATTGCGCGGGTCGGTTACCACAACAACGCCCGAGATTGCCGCTAGACGCGCTGCTAGGTCGTCTAGGCATTCGTTAAATAGGTCGGTGTATGCGACGGGCATTATGCGCACGCGGGGCGGTCAACGCCCAATAGTTGTTTAACTAGCGCCGACATGCCGACATAGTTGGTGCTTCCACCAATGCCGTCAAATGTGGCGAATGTGTCGCCTACTGATCCACGGGCCCTATACAACGCGCCGCCATATTGGATAGTTCCTAGCGTGACGTCACCGCTAGGTGATGTTGTGAGCGAATCGGAATACCCGGCTTCTTTACGGCGACGGAAACAAAACGCGTTAGCGGCTGCGGCGCATTGGGTTAAAAATGCAGTGTCGGCCGCCGTCGCGGTTCCGATACCTAGCCAATCTTCAATATTGGTGGCGGTAATCCATGTGCATGTTTGCGTGTAGGTCAATGTTCCGTTAGGAATAACCGCTTCACGCTCAACGTCGGTGCCGGCGTCATAAAACAAAATTTGGTTTTGTATTGGGTAGTCGGCGTCAAGGATTAGGTCGCCTTCGTCATCTACGCCACGGTACAAATACTCGGGGCATGCGTACACAACATAGGTGCCGTTAAGACTGTGAGACAACCCGGAGAGCGTGACTGTTTCTCCGGGTTGAATCTCAGTGTTAACCAGTAGTTGAACTACTGCGTAGTTGTCTAGGCGTTGGTTGTGCGTAATGGCGTAGGTTGCCACGACGGGCCCGCCTTTCGGTTATGGGTTGACGAGTTTTACAAACTTGGTGGCGTCTGCCATATACGCTGCGGCGTATCCACGCCATGCGATCGTACGGCCCAATGTGCTTGGAACGTCAACGCTAATAGCGCCCTTCTGCTGTTCGTAGAACTCGAAGCCTGCAGCCGGTCCAGCAAAATGCCCAACAACGCGGGTGTTTGCTGCCATGTTCTTGTCAACGACGAGAGTCAACCCGAGTGGGTTCCCGTTCCATGACGCGGCGGACTGTGTACCGCTTGCGTTCATTGCGCCAATTGTGGGAAAAACTGGTCTCCCCGTTGTGTCTACGAGCATGCCCAATTTCGCCCATGACAATGGATCGAGAACGAGATGGGTAGGCAGGTAGTTAGACGAGTTGGAGATTTGGTATGCGGCACCGTAGATAGCGCCGATCCAGTCTGCAGGGTCGTTGACGTCGGTTACGGTTTCGGTTTGTGAAACACCGCTAACCATTGTGTCAACTGCGTAGTTGTCGGTGGCTTGTCCGTAGGCGATCGAAAGTTGTTCGAGCACGATGTTGATACTGGCCGGATCTGACCAGTCCAAGTCTTGTTCGGACACGGTGACGTATGTTCCAAAACTCAGTTTGCTGATGTCGGTATTTGTCACGGTGACGGTGCTTGGATCGAGTGTGTTCAACTGGCCGGTTGGCTGCTGAGTTACTACTGGTCGCGTACCGATTTTTGGTCGACGGAACGTGGCCCCGGCGGTGGGCATGGCACGTACCCCAATTGCACTGACAAACGGTCTAATCGGATTCAGCGAATCGTAGGGGCTACCCGTGATGATTTCGGGCAAGATACCCGGGGTATCGGTGGTGGTGACGTTTGGCGCGGCGGCCTTAATGCGTTGGTTGATTTCTGCAAAACGTGCGCCACCGGCAACACATGCAGCGATATATTCGCCCGGTGTTGGCAATGTCATAGCGGGGCGTACTTGTGCCCACAACGGTGTTACTTCTGTAGACGCCTCAACTGGTGCGACGTTCTCGACTGATTCGGCCATTTCGGAATTCTCCTCGGGTGTGGTTTCTGTTGGGTCGTCGTCGGGTTCGGCCTCACCGTCATTATTACCGACGGCGGCCGCGATTTGGTGGATACGGCTATCGGAGAATGCCGGCAATGGGACTACCGATAATTCGCCCCAGGTGGCGGCCGTTACTTCCATAACGTCGCCGTCGTAACGCCATTGCGTTGGGGTGGCACCAACCGACACACCGGTTAGTACGCCGTCTTGGGCCAGTGTCATTGTTTCGTTGCCGGCTGCGGTGTCCGATACACGCGCGGCAAAATACATGCCGGGTGCCTCACCGTCGGTGATTTCGACGCGTTCGGTGACAATGCCGACGGGGCGTGACATGTCGTGGTATTGCAGTAGCACGGGTGCGCGGCCGTCGGTTGGTAATGATCCGGGCATGAATCGAACCGTGCGGCCGTCACTGGTTGTTGCGTCAACAAAATACGGGACCGCCAAACCCATTAGGGTGCGGCGTGGTTGTTGATCGTCGGTGGCGGCGTCAATGGTGAACGCGTTAGCGCATAGTTGTAGTTGCATTGTCGTACCTTTCGGTTTCGGTTTCGTTTTCCATTTCGGATTTTTCGTAGTCGCCTAAATACGAGTCGACGTCTAGGCGTACAAATGTTCCACGTGGTAATACGTTGTCGGCGGACATTGTTTCGTTCCAACACGTGATGTAATTCTTAGCGGCAAATAGGTATAGATCTTCTTTAGCGGCTTGCGCGTTTTGATATGTGTAACCGCCGACGGAAATTCCTAATAACCACGGCGGGCAATTTGCGAGCCTTGCGATTTCGAGTGCTTGAAACTCGCGCGAATCAACCAGTGTCATTTTGTCCGGTGTTGCCGTTGTGGCTTCGTATGTTAGGAATTCGTTTAGCGCGGCCGTTTGGTTTGTCATGCGTGCTTCGTTAAATGCGTGCGCCATGTCCGATAGTTCTTGCGGGCTTAATGGTTCGCCGCCAGTTTGTTTAAGAATGCCGGCGGGAATAGCCGACGCGGCGTTACGGTGCGCGGCTTGTTCCAATCGAATGGCCGTGTTAATGGAATTCTGCGACATGTAGCAGATTCCTTGAATCGGGCTAATGAATTGGATTACGTCGGAATAATTTACGGGCAACCCGTTAAAGAGAATCTCTTTAGATTCACCAAACCACACGGGCCCCGATTGGTCGAGTGTTGTCACCATTGCTGCGGGTAGTCGGTCCCATGACATTGGGAACCCGTCGGCCCCACGTTCGCGGACATGCCAAAACGCGCGGCCGTAAAAGAACAAGTCGTCGAATGTCCACGCCATTAAAAAATTATTAGTAGACGATCTAGACATGCGGCGGGCCCATGACCGTGGCGCTATCTCGACATGTTCCATATCGTCGCCGTTCCACATTTCGCGGTAAAACTCGAGCGGCAAACAAGAGAACATAGACGCGATTAGGTCACGGGCGCGGGAGATTGCCGGCACACTCATGGCGCGTTGGCGGGCGTCGCCTTCAATGTATGCGTAGTAGTTGCCGATTAGGCCGGCACCGGCGTTGTAGCCGACGGCGGCTTTTACCACTTCACTTGACGTGGCCATAGCGGCTTGTT